GGTAAACCAAACAATTATGAACCTACAATCCCTGAAAAAAAGGAGTGGCAATTTGTTTATGATTTCATCCTCGAAGAACTCGAGGAATATAAACATGCTTGTGAAACAGGAGATATTGTTGAGATTCTTGATGCTTTATGTGATATTGCCTACGTTTCATTGGGTAACGGAACTATGCTACATGGTCTTAAAGATAAAATATGGCCAGCATATCAAGAAGTACAAGGGTCGAATATGTCGAAGGCTTGCTCAAGCGAAGAGGATGCACAAGCAACCGTGGAACTTAGATCAAAAGAGCAAAAAGAACCGTGTCACTATGAGAAGGTTGGAAAATATTATATTGTCTATAGAACACGTGATAGAAAAGTAATGAAAAATGTCAACTATTACAGACCAGATCTTAAACAATTTTTTACAAAAGAAGAAATAAAGAATGTATAAAAAGGCATTTGCAAGACGTCTTAAAGATAATAAGTTTTTAATACATTTATGGGAAGATCAGGGTTATTCTAAAGTAGAATGGGATAATCAAGCTTATATTGAATGTCATGAAGCTGATGCTCAATTTACTGGACTAAATGGTGAACCTCTTAAAAAAATTAAGAACTATAGAAATGATACTCCAAAACTTCATTTCCATGATATGCCTCCCTATCAAAAATTTCTAGTTGAAAAATATGGAATTAATGATGAGCCCTCTTTAACCCATAGAGAAATATTTTTTGATATTGAAACAGAAATGGGTGATGCTCTTACAGAAGAATACATCAAGTCAGCACCTAAAAAAGTTACATCAATAGCTTGGTATGATAAACAAGTAGATTTGTGGGGTATTGTTATTTTAGATCCTAAAGGACAACTAAAACATACTAAAGCAAAAAACAAAGAAATAATTCCTTGTAAAACAGAAGGAGAATTATTAGCTAAATTTCTAGAATTGTTTAGGGAAATGGATCCTGATATTATAGTAGGGTGGAATAGTGATTACTTTGACGTTCCTTATTTATATTATAGAATGTGTAATGTATTAGGAGAAGATTTTGCAAGACATTTATCTCCTATTGGTTATGTAAGAGAAACACCTTGGTTTAAAGATCAATACATTCAAATAGCAGGTGTTGAATCTTTAGATTATATGAGACTACACAAAAAATTCAGTTGGGCAGATGAACCCTCTATGAGGTTAGATGCTATTGGAGAAAAATATGTAGGAATGAATAAAATAGAATATGAAGGTAACCTTGATCAATTATTTGAAACTGATATTCATAAATTTATTAAATATAATTTTGTTGATGTTGAGATATTAAAAAAACTAGATGAAAAGTTAGATTATTTAGCATTAACTAAAAATCTAGCACATAAAGGTAAACATAATTATAGTGAGGTTTATGCTAATACTAAAACACAAGATGGAGCTATTTCAGCTTATTTATTAAGTAAAGGTATTATCCCTCCTGCAAAGGAACGTAATCCAATTTCTAAAAAGAACTATGCTGGTGGGTATTTATTTTGCCCTAAAGCAGGAATTTATAATTATGTTTTTGATGAAGATTTAACATCACTATATCCTTCAATTATTATGACTATTAACATTGGTAAAGAAACTATGGTTGGGAGAATTATAGATGCCGATGATAGAAATAATCGTTTAGGTTTAAATGATTTGAAATGTAGAGATTATGCTGAAGAATTAATTGTTGAGAATTTAAAAAGAAATAGAACAAAAGTTAATATAGGTAGAATTGTTGCAATGGTAGAACAAAATGATTTATCAATTTCAGCAAATGGTGTTATGTTTAGTACAGATCGTGAGTCAGTATTATCTACTATTTTAAAAAAATGGTTTGATGAAAGAGTTAAATATAAAAACGAAATGAAAAAATCATATAAATCCGGAAATAAAGAAGAAGGTGCTGCTTTTCATATGAAACAATATACTATGAAAATTTTACTCAATTCGTTATATGGTGCCACAGCTTTAGGATCATTCCGTTATGGGAATGTTATATTATCTGAAGCTATAACGCTTAGTGGACAACGAATTATACAAGAATCTGCATTAGCAGCTAATAGGCACATGAATAAAGTTATAAAAGAAGGATTAGAATTATGAAACATTTAGAAGATACCCCATGGTGGATTTGTGATTCAGATGATACAAATTATGTAGCATACTCAGATACAGATTCAATTTATATACATGCTGAACCTTTATTAAGACATTTATATCCTGAATTTGAAACTATGCCTAGTGAAGAAAAAGATGATAAACTAGAAGATATTGCTTTAAAATACCAAGATATTATTACTAATTCTTATGATTCATTAGCTACAGATTGTTTTAATGCTAAAGGCAAACATAGATTAGAAATGAAAACTGAATGTGTTATTCGTTCAGCTTACTTTAGGGCTACAAGACGTTATGCTCAATGGATTACAAAACAAGAAGGTATTGTAAAAGAATCCCTTGATGTTAAAGGTCTTGAATTTAAAAAAGCTAATTTCCCTCCTGTATTAGGTAAATTTTTTCATAAAACTCTAGTTGATGTTTTAAAAGGAACAGAACAAAGTGAAATAGATAGTAGATTAAAATTATTTAAAACACAAATTTTAGATGGAACAATTCCTCTTACAGAATTAGGAAATCCTACATCCGTTAAAAAATTAAATAAATACACAGAGCGTAAGGCTAGAGCTGGAGAAATGTTTTCAATTATAGGTAAAGGAGCACCAGCAGCTGTTAAAGCAACAATTATTTATAATGATTTACTTAAATTTTGGGGTTTAAATAAAAATCATAATTATATTACACAGGGTAGTAAAGTTAAATGGATTTATATGAAACCAAACCCATATCAAATTGATGCTATTGCTTTCCTAGACTATGATTTACCAGAAAAAATTCGTATATTCATTGAGCAATATGCAGATAGAAAAAAAATATTCGAGTCCATATTATTAAATAAATTAGAAGGATTTTATAATGATTTAGGATGGACACTAAATTTAAATCCTTACCAACAAATGTTTTTTAATATATAATATGGCTAAAGATAAACCCGATATGTTTGCAGAAAATAAGGCAATTATGCCTTATGGAGATAGTGTGGGAGCACCTGCTATTCGACCTACTAATATTGGGGCTTTTAAACAAGAAAAAATCTTAAAAACTAATCATTACTTTAAATCTCGTTTTGATGAAATAAAAGATGAATATAAAAAATTATTAGAGGCTTTTAAATGGAATGATTTAGTTTATAGTAGTGACTTTAGATTTGAACCTATAAAAGGTCATACTTATCACTTGTATCAAAAAGAAGATGAAACATTATTTTTATCATTAATAAAACCTAATGAGTGGGATATGATTTTTATAGGATCTTTTGAAATGGGTTCGGATGATAAATGGAATAAAATAAATTGAAAATATGATAAATAAACAAAAACTCCAATCAGTAATTAACAAATATTATTTAAATGTTAATGAAGCAGTAAAATGGGTTATAGAAGATAACACATTAAGTATTGACTTTATGTCTCCTACTAAAGATATTATAGGTAAACTTACTTGTAATGAATTTGAGTTAGAAGATAGTACATTAGCAATTTATGATACTAAAAAATTAAATAGTTTAGTTAGTATTTGTAATGGAGATTTACTTTTAGAACTAGAAAAAACAAATAAGATATTTACTAAATTAAAAATATCAGATTTAAATTTTAACTTAACATATGCTTTATCTGATGCTTTACTTATTGGTAAAGTTGGAACTGTTAATATACCAGACTTTGTAGTTAAACTAAATTTAACTACTGAAGATATTGAAAATTTAATTAAAGCAAAAAGTGCATTATCCCAGGTAGATAATATGTTAGTAACAACAACTACCAATTTAGATGGAGAAAACATTTGTGAATTTATATTTGGTGATGAATCAGGACATAATAACAAAATTACCTATCAAATAATGGGTGATATAACAGAACAAGATTTAAAAATTCCATTTAATTCAGATACATTTAAAACAATTCTTCATGCTAATAAAGATATGGAAGAAGGAACATTAAATATTGGTTCAATGGGATTAATTGAAATGAAATTTAAAACAGATACTATTTCCTCAGAATATTTTATGGTAAGGAAAGCAGAAACTGATTTTTAATATATGTATTAGAGAATAAACTGACCTAAGGGCGTAAGTTATTTATTTTATTATTAACCGCTGATCTAACGACAGCATAAAAACAAAGTGATATGAGTACACATTTTTTAGAGAGATTTTACAACCCGTATGATCTATTATTTCGCAACCTGTTTGAATCAGGAGCAACATTTACACCGGCTGGAGAAGCCAAACAACAATATCCAATTAATATTTTTGAAGATGATCTAGGTCTAACTTTTGAGTTAGCTTGTACTGGCATTCCTAAAGAAGCCATTGAAGTTAAATTAGAAGGAGATATGATTACCTTTGCATATGATAAGGATAAAACACCAGAACCCGAAAGGAGTTATATTCATAGAGGGATTGCCAAACGTTCTTTTAATTTAGCTTATAAATTAGGAACAAAATTTACACCAAATAAAGCAAGTGCTAATTTTAATGATGGATTACTAATAGTTACAGTACCATTTGCAAAAGAAGCTGCACCTAAAGTTTTAAAAATTAATTAATTAGTCTTAACAGAAGTTCGCCCTTTAGGTTGGATTATTTAATTATTATTCGTATATTACGGTAAACAAAAATAAAAAGTTATATGGCAAAAATTACAGACCCCCTATTAGAACCCTATTTTATAGGCAAAGATACACATTGTTATACTGTGTATGAAGTTGTTACCCCCCAAGCAAAGTATTTAGAAAAAGGTAGTGAAGGTAAAGATTATGAAAAACCTCAAGGACATTATTCTTCTTTTGGGGCTGCTTTACAAAAAATAGCAAAAGAAAAACTAAATAGTGAAAAAGATCATTATAGTAGTATTAAAGAATATGTTGAAAGGTGGGAGGAATTATTAATCGAATTAAAAAAATTACAAAATTATAAAGGACTATGAATTTAGAAGCATTATTTAACGCAGTTATTGTTAAACCCTTAGAAGTAGAGGAAGAAACATATGGATCAATTGTAGTACCAGATATTGGTAAAGATAAAAACGAACATGGTACTGTAGTAGCAGTAGGCCCAGGTTCAAATACACATATGGGTCATTTTATCCCAAATGTAATTGAAGTTGGGGATATAGTTGTTCTTCCAACTCAAGGTTTTACTAAATTAGAACATGAAGGAGAAGAATATTACATTGGAACCGAAAATCAAGTTTTAGCTAGAGTAAAAAAAGAAGTTAATGTTGAAGAAGTATTAGCTGAAACAGAACCATTAGATGAAAACCATTTAATTAGTGAAGAAGAATTTAATCAATTAGAAAATAAAGACAATGAGTAAAGTTATAGAATTTGGCCCTGAAGGGAGAAAAAAATTAGTAAAAGGAATTGACACTTTAGCTAACGCAGTTGTATCAACATTAGGACCTAATGGAAGAAATGTTGTAATTGAAAAAGAACACCAACAAGTACAATCTACAAAAGATGGGGTTACAGTAGCAAGACATATATCAGTAAAAGATCCTGTTGAAAATTTAGGAGTTAATTTAGTTAGAGAAGCATCAATTAAAACAGCAGATAAAGCTGGAGATGGAACAACTACTTCAACTTTATTAGCTAGAGAAATGATTAATGAAGGATTACAACATTTAGCTAATGGAGCTAATGCTGTTGAAATTAAAAGAGGAATTGATAAAGCTGTAAATTCAGTAACAGATAGTCTTAGAAAGAATATAGCTGAAGATATAAGTGAAGAATCTCAATTAGAACAAGTAGCGACTATATCAGCAAATAATGACCCTGAAGTAGGAAAATTAATCGCAACTGCTATTCAAAAAGTAGGACATGAGGGTGTAGTCCATATTGAAGAAAGTAAATCAGGAGATACTTATTTAGAAACTGTTGAAGGAATGCAATTTGAGAGAGGTTATAAATCTCATTATTTTGTAACTAATAATAGTACTATGACTAGTACTTTGGAAGATGTCCAAATCCTTATAGTAGATGAAAGAGTTACAACTGTAAAAAATTTATTACCTATTTTAGAAAGTGTATCTGCTAATAATAAATCACTTTTAATTATTGCTGAAGATATTGATAATGAAGCTTTAGCAACTCTTATTGTTAATAAAGGAAGAGGAATTCTAAAAGCATGTGCCGTAAAAGCACCAGATTTTGGAGATAGAAGAAAACTTATTTTAGAAGATATAGCAACTTTAACAGGAGGAACAGTATTTTCAAAAGAAAAAGGTCATAAATGGGATAAATTCCAACATAGTTGGTTTGGTGAAGCTAGAACTGTTACTATTACTAAAGATAAAACAACAATTATTGATGGTAAAGGTGAAGAAGATAAAGTTAATTCAAGAATAGAGAATCTTACATCACAGATAGAAAATGCTGAAAGCGATTTTGAAAAAGAACAATTACAAAACAGATTAGCTAGATTATGTGGAGGTGTTTCTATTATTCATGTAGGAGGATTTACTGAAACTGAAATGAATGAGAAAAAAGACAGAGTAGATGATGCCCTAAATGCTACAAAAGCAGCAATTGAAGAAGGTATTGTACCTGGAGGAGGAACAGCATTATTATATGCTAGACAAGCTATTGATAATTGTAATATTGGGGCTGGAATTGTTTACAAAGCATGTGGTAAACCTTTTGAACAAATATTAGTAAATGCTGGTCATGATTCAGTTGGAGCCCAAATGTTAGGTAAATATCAATTAGTTGAAGGTGGGAATAATACATGGGCTGGTTATGATCTTAAAAAAGCAGAAGTTGTTAATATGAAAGAAGCTGGGATTATTGATCCTACTAAAGTGACAAGAGTTGCTCTTGAAAATGCGGCTGCAGTAGCAGGTACAGTATTGTTAACAGAATGTATAGTAGTAAATGAACCTAAGGAGGATGACAATCAACCACAAATTGACCCTTCATCAATGATGGGGATGTAATATGGAAACAGTAATTAATGAACATAATGAACTAATAGCAACAAGAATACCACCTGGAGACAGGTGGGAACTTGTTGGTGATAGTAAAAAACAAGTATGGCCTACTCTAACAGAAACATTAGAGGCCTACTTAAATAAAACAAAATTTCAAGGAGAATATAGGTTAGATCCTATGGGGAGTAAATTATATGCTATCCATTCTACTGAAGAAGAAGTAAAACCAAAAGAAGAAAAAATGTATTCTTTATATGGTGAATTTAGACAGGGTGTTTAAGTTTGGGAGTTTAATAAATATTTTGTATATTTAGGTTATGAAAGATCACGGATTATTAGTAGAAAAATATCGTCCTACAAATTTAAATAATTATGTAGGTAATGAAAGTATTAAAAAATCAATATCTAGTTATATTGGTCAAAATGACATTCAAAATTTAATATTTTATGGTCCAGCTGGAACAGGTAAAACTACATTAGCGAAATTAATTGTTAAAAATATTGAATGTGATCATCTTTATATTAATGCTTCTGATGAAAGAGGTATTGAAACAATTAGAGACAAAGTATCGGGATTCGCTAGTACAATGTCTTTTAAACCCCTTAAAGTAGTTATTTTAGATGAAGCCGATTTTCTTACTATTCAGGCACAAGCTTCTCTTCGTAATGTTATTGAAACATTTTCACGCACAACCAGATTTATTTTAACTTGTAATTTTATAGAACGTATTATTGATCCCTTACAATCAAGGTGTCAAACATTAAAAGTAGTACCTCCTAATAAATTAGATATTCTTAAACATTTAGTAAAAGTAGTTAAAAGAGAAAATATTTCTACAGTTGAAGAAGATTTAAGAATTATTGTTGATAATAATTATCCTGATGTGCGTAAAATGCTTAATACTATACAAGTATCTACAACAGATAATAAACTAAATCTAGATACAACAGCATTAGTATCATCTAATTATATTAAAGAAGTAGTTGAGGAATTATCAAACCAAAAATCTTGGATAAAAATAAGACAAATAATAGCAAATGCTAATGTAAAAGATTTTGAAGAATTATATCGTACTTTGTATGATGAATCGTCAAAATTTGCTCCTGGAAAGGAAGGAATGATTGCTTTTCATATAAATCAATTTTCATACCAATCAAATTTTAGAATTGATAAAGAAATTAATTGTATGGCTTTAATGAATCAATTAATTAATTTATAATGAAGTGGATAACTGAACCTACTGATCATAAAGGGTATTTAATTAATGATATTATTTATACAAATGATGGTAGATTATTAGATAGTAATGGTAATGCTGTTATGATGGAATGGGAAAAACCTATAATGAAAGATGCTGCATCTCTTATATGTAGAGATGGAGGTAGAATACTTAATGTAGGATTTGGATTAGGTCTTATAGATAATTACATTCAATCCCAGGATATAAAAGAACATTGGATAATAGAAGCCCATCCTGGGGTTATTCAAAAAATGAAAGATGAAGGGTGGGATAAAAAACCTAATGTAAGGTGTATTTTTGATAAATGGCAGAATGTATATAAAGATTTACCTAAATTTGATGGAGTATATTTTGATACATGGAAAGAAGCACATGAAGATTTTCATCAAATAATAGAAAGTATTCTAAACCCAGGAGCTAAATATTTATATTTTTTTGGACAGGTAATGTCCAATTCTTCAATTAAAGAATGGAGTAAATATGGGTTTGAATTAGAAGAACATACAACACATTTAAAAAAAATTGCAAAAAATCAACACCAACATTCACAATACTGGAATGAAAATAATAAAGAATTTAAACAAAATCTATTAATATATAATCAAAAACAATAAAAAATGAGTGAACAATTAAACCAGCCCCAGATAGACTTAAAAAGTACTACGGGATTCGAAGATGAAAATGGAAATAAAGTTTTCCAACAAGGATACATTCTTAGAAAAGTATCTAAATTTATATCAGGAGGTAATGAAGATGCTATGATGCCTATTCCTGTATTTTACGAACCAAGCACAGGTAAAATAGTAGGAGCTACATTACACCCAGATTTAAAAGAAGAATTTAAGGATGAATGTATTTAATTGGTTAGAAGAAATTACTGTTAAGAAATCACCAGCATCCCAATTTTCTCAAAAGGATTGGGATGACTGGAATTCTTATATGGTTCATAGATTTTTATCTATGAATATGAGTTATGTTAATATAGTTAATATTGCTCAAGAATTTCAACCAACTGATAAAAAAGGTATCTATAATTTTTATAAAGAAATATTACCCCAAAAGAAAATATGGAATAAATATATAAAAAATAAAAGTAAAAAAGATACAAAAGAATTATCTAAAATTATATCTAATTATTTTAAAATTGGATTCAATGAAGCTAATTCGTATATTCCCATATTAGGGAAAGAAAGTATTATAGAAATACTTAAATCTATAGGAAACGAAAAAAAAGAAATAACTAAATTAATAAAAAATATATGAACTTAGAATTATATAACATGCTTATGACATCAGCTGAAGCGGATAAAGCAAAAGCCTTATTGTCATTAGATTTGTTAGGGAATAAAGCAACAGGTATTGGAGATCACTCAACAGAAGATTTTTACAAAAATGCTGAAGAAGCATTAGTTAAGCTAGTTGACGCCGACGATAGAATTAATACCCTTAAAATTTATTTTCACAGTAAAAAAGTTGTTTAATGAGTGATATAGTTAAAAAATATTATGAAAATATGAGTGATAGAGAAATTATGGATGCTAAAAATGGAAAATCAACTCCTGATTTAAATTCATCACCAATAGAAGTATTTGAACATGAATACCCAGAATTATCAGATGAGTTTAAACAAATACAAAATGAAATGTATGAAATGTTTGCTCGTAAGCATATGGATTATGGTTTAAATAATATTTCTTTAGGAGGTGATATATTAAATAATAATGATGATAAAAAATTCTCATTAACAGGTTTAGCTATTAGACTCACAGATAAAATTTCACGTTTAAAAAATCTTCTTCTTAATGGAAGGAATTTTGTTGAGGGAGAAGGTATGGAAGATACATTTATTGATATTGCTAATTATGGAATAATTGGAATGTTAGTAGGAAGAAATAAGTGGAAAAAATAATATTTTGGCTAAAAAGAAATTACCTATAATAGTAAGGGATATTAGGGAAAATCCACCTACACCTCTTAATTTTGCAGTTGAAAAAAATATTTCATACTCCCAACTTTCCATGTTCACTCAGTGCCCTAAAAAATGGTCACTCCAATATAGAGATGGTCATAAAATTAGTGAGCAAAGTATTCATATGACTTTTGGAACAGCTTTACATGAGGTTTTACAACATTATTTAGATATAATGTATGATAAAAGTGGAGCTGAGGCTGATAGAATTAATATAGAAGAATTATTTGAAGAAACATTAAGAGAATGTTATGCTAATGATTATAAAAAAAATAAAGGCAAACATTTTAGCACACCTGAAGAATTAAGAGAATTTTATGATGATGGTATAGCAATCCTCCAAAATTTCAAAAAGAAAAAAGGGGGTCATTTTAGTAAAAAAGGATGGTATTTAGTTGGTTGTGAAATACCTATAGTTATTGCGCCTAATTTGCGTCTTAACCGTGTTAAATACATGGGTTACTTAGATATCGTAATGTATCATGAACCCACAAATACATTTAAAATAATCGACATAAAAACATCAACAAAAGGGTGGAGTAAATATGCTAAAAAAGATGAATCTAAACAATTTCAATTAATACTTTATAAATATTTCTTTAGTAAGCAATATAATATACCTATTGAAAATATTGATATTGAGTTTTTTATAGTTAGAAGAAAGGTATATCTAGATGGAGAATTTCCTCAAAAAAGAATACAAACTTTCACTCCAGCATCTGGTAGAAATAAAGTAAACAAAGCAACTAAAAATTTAGATGAGTTTATAAATAAAGCATTTAACTTGGATGGGTCATATAAAGATAGTATATTCCACGCAAAACCAAGTAAATGGAATTGTACATTTTGTCCATATAAAGATAATAAAGAACTTTGTAATGCAGTTGGTAAATCTCTTTAATCTGCATATATGTATAGACAAATATAACATTAAAAAATAAAGATTATGGCACAAAAAGAAATGACACTTACAAGTGTAAAAGTAAAAAGTGATTTATTTGAAGATTTTAAAATTGAATGTGTAAAAAGAAAATTTAGTTTTCAAAAATTAGCAGATAGATCTCTTTTTTTATATTTAACAGATGATGATTTTAGAAAAAAAATAAATTCACAAGTTAATTTAGAAAAAAATTAATAATAAATAAAATAAGTTTTTAAATGAAGGAAGGTTATATTAAAAGAGAAGAAAGAAAAAAAATTCTTCTTCTAACAGATGATATTAGAGTTCACTCTGGGGTTGCTCAAATTGGAAGAGAAATAGTAATGCATACTGCCCATAGATACAATTGGGTTCAATTAGCAGGAGCTATTAAACATCCTGATACTGGGAACCTCCAAGATTTAAGTGATGATACTAATAAAAAAATGGATCTAGAAGATTCTAGTGTTTTGTTATATCCTTGTGATGGTTATGGGGATGAAAAATTAGTTCGTTTAGTTATAGAAAAAGAAAAACCAGATGCGATTCTTTTAATAACAGATCCACGTTATTTTGAGTGGTTATTTCAAATAGAAGATGAAATTAGAACTAAAATTCCTATAACATATTTAAATATTTGGGATGATTTACCAGCACCTATGTATAATCAAGATTTTTATGATTCATGTGATGGTTTATTTGGAATTTCTAAACAAACAAAAAATATCAATGAAATGGTATTAGGGAGTAAAGTTGAAGGAAAAACAATTAAATATATCCCTCATGGATTAAATAATAAAAAGTTTAAGATTTTAAAAAGTGATGATAAGGAATTACTAAATTTTAAAAAAGAATTAAATGGAGAAAATAAAATAAAATTTTCACTTTTATTTAATTCTAGAAATATTAGAAGAAAATGTATTCCTGATACAATATTAGCTTGGAAATTATTTTTAGATACTTTACCAAAAAAAGAAAGAAACCAATGTCAATTAGTTTTACATACTAATCCTATAGATCAACATGGAACTGATCTACCATCAGTAATTAGATTTTTATTCCCAGATGATGATCATAACATTGTAATGTCAACTAATAAACTTTCGATTGAACAAATGAATTGTTTATACAATAATGCTGATGGAGTAATATTATTATCCTCTGCTGAAGGTTGGGGATTATCTTTAACAGAAGCTATGTTAACTGGTACTCCTTTTATAGCTAATGTAACTGGGGGAATGCAAGATCAAATGAGATTTGTAGATAAAAATGGAGATTGGTATACACCAACACCTGATATTCCTTCTAACCATAGAGGAACTTATAAAGAGTGTGGAGAATGGGCTTTACCTGTATTCCCTTCAAACTTATCATTAGTAGGTTCTCCTAAAACACCTTATATCTATGATGATAGGTGTAGTGCTGAAGAAGCAGCATTAAAAATAAAAGAATTATACAGTATGAGTAAAAAAGAGAGAGAAGATAGAGGAAAAAAGGGTATGGAATGGGCTTTAGGAGATGAGGCTGGATTTACTTCTGAACACCAAGCAACTAGATTTATAGATGCTATAGAAGAAACAATAAGTAATTTTGTACCTAAAAAAGGTTTTTCTTTTACTAGTGATAGTAACAAGTCAAACAAAGTTTTAAACCATAAATTAATATATTAATATGAAAAATACATTTGTTATAAGTTGTCCAATTGATACTTACAGTGGATATGGTGCACGAAGTAGGGATTTTGTAAAAGCCTTAATAGATCTAGATAAATATGATATTCAAATTTTACCTCAAAGGTGGGGTAAAACTGCTGAAGGTTTTATTGATAATAATAAAGAATGGGAATTTTTAAATGATCACATAATTCCACAATTAATGGCAAAACCTGACTATTGGTGTCAAATTACAGTTCCTAATGAATTTCAAGCTATAGGACAATATAATATTGGTTTAACAGCTGGAATGGAAACAACTATTGTAGATGGAAGTTGGATTGAAGGTTGTAATAGAATGGATTTAATTCTTACATCATCTAACCATTCTAAAAAAACATTTCAAAATAGTCAATTTTATAAAGATGGAAATGAAGAAAATCTTATTAAATTAGAAAAACCTATTGAAGTTTTATTTGAAGGTTTAAATTTAGATGTTTATAAAAAAACAAAAACATTTACAAATTCCGATTTATATAATGAAATTAATTCTATAAAAGAAGATTTTGCTTATTTAACTGTAGGTCATTGGATGCAAGGTGAATTAGGTGAGGATAGAAAAAATATAGGTTTAACAATTAAAGCATTTTATGAATTATTTAAAAATAGAACAAACACACCAGCTTTAATTCTAAAAACTTGTATAGTAAATGGAAGTATTATGGATAGGTCAGAAATACTTAGAAGAATTAATATAATTAAAGAAGGTATCCAAAATGCTAAAACTCTTCCAAAAATATATGTACTTCATGGTAATTTTACAGACCCTGAAATAAATGAATTATATAATCATCCTAAAGTAAAAGCAATGATTAGTTTAACAAAAGGAGAAGGTTTTGGGAGACCATTATTAGAATTTAGTGCTATTGATAAACCCATTATAGCTTCAAATTGGTCAGGACATTTAGATTTCTTAGAAGAAGAACACACAGCATTAGTAGGAGGTAAATTAGACAAAATTCATCAATCAGCAATTGTTCAAAATATGATTATACCTGAAGCTGAATGGTTTAGACCTGAATTACAAGATATAGGGTATTCTTTTAATATTATTTGGGAAGAATATAAAGAATTTATAAAAAAAGCAAAAAAACAAGGATCGCATTCAAGAAATAATTTTTCATTTAATAAAATGAAAGATAAAATAGAAGAAATTTTTAATAATAATTTAATAGATTTACCTAAAAAGCTAGATTTAAAAATTGCTAATATTGAAATGCCTAAAAAACCAACACTAAAAAAAGTATAAAATGGTAGAAACTGATAAATTAATAAAATGTAATAGATGTGGGGGAGATGCTTGTTATAAGCAAGAAATAAATGGTATAGAATTATATTCTTGTTACGGTTGTGGGTTTCAAACTTCATCTATAATGAAAAAAGGAGAAAAGTTTTTTGAAGAACAAATGGAAATTCTTCCTGAGTTATATAAAGCTTTACTTGGAGAAGATGAAGAGGGAATGATTTGGATGCCCCAAACAGTAAATCTACCACAACAAGGGATGGTTTTTGCCTCTGTAGCTAAAGATCATGCTGTTGTAAATGAAACCCCCTCTCAAGATAATTATGAATGGGCTGCTGTAAAGGCTATTCCAATACCTGAAGAAGATAAAGAAAAATATCCTATACCTAATAAAGAAGGAGAATTTTATGAATGGAGAATGGATATGACTACTGAAAAAAGATTTGCTCATAATGATTTTGTAGAAGCTTTAGATTATATTGGGATATTTGGTAAAGAAGAGTAAATAATGAAAAAAATAGCTGTCTATATTGATATGCCAGCATTAGGGGATACACTAGCTGCTATTCCTACAATAAACAAGCTTTACCAAGCACATGATACACCTATAACTGTATTTACTTACCATCCACTTTTATTTAAAGACCACCCTTCAGTTTTAGAAGCATTATATGTTCATCAATCAGATCATAACTTATATGATTATTTTTATACAACACCATTTAAGGAAAAGATTAAAATTAATGGTAAAGATGTAGAATTTAAACATTCCCAAATTGATATAAGACAATTTCATGCTTTATCTTTAGGTTTTTCATTAACCCCAAAAGAAATGGAGATTGACCTTTATATAAAAGAAGATTGGGATATAGGATTTAAAGATTATGTTATAATTCATCCAACTTATACTTGGGATTCTAGAACATGGGATACAAAGAAATATCAAAAATTAATAGATAAACTAAATAATAAAGGGATACCAGTAGTAGCTATTGGTAAAAATAGCTCAGAAACTGGTTTTCATAATATATCTAAACCAGTAATGGATATTAAAATCCAATATGGAGTAAATCTATTAAACCATCCTGAGGGAAGTTTACCTAAAATTAGAAGTTTAATAGATAAAGCTAAATGTTTAGTAGTTATGGACTCAGGGATATTACATTTAGGAGGTACTACAGATGTAGAAATTATTCAATTAGGATCATCAATTGATCCTTATTTTAGAGCACCTTATAGGAAAGGAAGTCAAAAACATAAGTATACTTTTATTGGAGGTGGTTGTGATTTATTTTGTACTTCAAATATGAAACACCATTTAAAAGAATGGGACACAATTCAAGGTGTACCTCCTTTAGTAAGATGTTTGGAAAATAAACCCTCATTTGAATGCCATCCTGATGTAGATAAAGTATTTAATAAAATTTTAACATTATGAAAATATTAGTAACAGGTGGGGTGGGTTTTATAGGAACTGCTCTTATAAAAAAATTATTGGATGAAAAACATATTGTTCATTCTTTAGATAATTATAAAATTGGGTGTAAAGAAAATGAAATTGAAGGTTGTTACTACCATAATGTAGATATAGAAAATATTCACCTAATGGATAAAGATTTTGATTTAATTTTCCATTTAGCAGCTTTATCTAGAATTCAACCTTCTTTTAATAAGCCTGAAGATACATTTAGAGTTAACACTATTGGAACTCAGAAAGTATGTGAATTTGCTAGATATATTGGAGCTAAAGTTGTATATTCTGGTTCATCTTCAAAATGGCATAATCCATATCAATCACCTTATGCTGCATGTAAACATATGGGTGAAGAAGCTTGTAAAATGTATAAAAAAACATATGGGATGGATATTGAAATAGCTAGATTCTATAATGTTTATGGTCCTGGTGAAATAATAGAAGGAGATTGGGCAGCTGTTATAGGAAAATGGAGACGTCAAGTTAAAAATAATGAATTAATAACAATAGTAGGAGACGGAGAGCAAAGAAGAGATTTTACTTATATAAAAGACATAGTAGATGGCTTGTGGAGAATTGGGATGAAAAATGAAAAACATATAGATGCATGGGAATTAGGTAATGGTGAAAATTATTCCATAAATGAAGTATATCAAATGTTTTATGAAAAATTTAACATAGAATGTAAACACATCCCAGAACAAAAAGGAAACTATAGAAAAACATTAAGAGAAAATGATGATGCTCTTAAAAGATTAGGTTGGCTCCCAACAGGTAATTTATTATATTATATCCAAAGTTTATAATATGAAAATAAGTTATGCAATTACAGTCTGTGATGAGTTTGTAGAAATCCAAAGATTAATTCCATTTTTATTAGAAAATAAAAAATATGGGGATGAAATCGTAGTTTTATATGATTCCATAAATGGAGACGAAAAGGTTGAAGAATTTTTAAGAGCAAAATCAATTAATGGTGAGTTTAGTTGGCATAAAGATAAATTTAATAATCATTTTGCAGATTGGAAAAATAAACTTACTGAAAAGTGTGATGGAGATTGGATATTCCAAATTGATGCAGATGAAATGCCTCATATAGATTTAATTACATATCTTCCTGAAATTATTTTAAGTAATCCTAAAAATGAAGTTATAAAAGTTCCAAGAATTAATACTGTTCATGGTTTAACTGAAGAATATGAAAGAAAATGGGGGTGGAGAGTAAATGAAAAAGGTTGGGTCAATTGGCCTGATTTTCAATGGAGAATTTGGAAGAACCATCCTAAAATAAAGTGGGTAAATAAAGTTCATGAAGTATTAGATGGTTATAGTACTTATGCTGATTTGAATCAAGAAGAACGTTTCTCTCTATATCACCCTAAAGATATAGAAAAACAAGTTAAACAAAATAATTATTATGAAAGTATATAGTAATTACTTACCTATTGAAAGGTATGAAAAATTTATTTTAAGTAAAGATAAATTTAAAGATCTTCCTATAACTATCTTTAATGACTATTTTACTAAAGATAATTGGAAAGAGTTAGGAGAAAATCCAATAAATATTCTTATTTTAAATGAACCAGACCAATTATTTGGACACCACACTCAAGTTCAAAAATTCAATAATAATTATAGTTTAATTTTAACTTGGGGTCAAAATGTAATAGATAATTGTGATAACGCAAGATTATTTATTCATGGTGAAACTAATTTAGACTTGGAATATATAAATTCATTCTATAAAAATAAAGAAAGAAAATTTGAAGTAACTTTTTTAAGTGGTGTGTTAAAATTAATTGAGGGGCATAAATTAAGACAAAAAATATTATCTATAGAAAATGAAATAAATATTCCTACAAGGTTTTGGAAGGTATTAAGTGATTTTAATTATGAAACAGGAAATAGACCAGGTTATAGAGACCCAGGTTGTGAAGTTATAACTACAAAAGGAACACCTATTGAAGGGGAAGGAAAAAAAGAAGTTTGGAATAGAAATTCAATGTTTCACATAGCTGTAGAAAATTCAAGAAATTTAAATTATTATACAGATAAAATAGTAGATTGTTTTGCTACTAAAACTATTCCTATATATTGGGGTGCACCTAATATAGGAGATTACTTTAATAAAGATGGAATAATTACATTTGAAAATGAAGAAGATCTAATAGATATTTTAAATAATTTAACAGAAAAAGATTATAAAAATAAGTTGGAAGCTGTAGAAGAAAATTATATATTAGCACTTAATAATGGTTTCTTTTTTGAAAGATTAGAACGATTTTTAGACTCAATTATAGAACTTAATAATATAACCAATAGGGGAATTAGCTCAGATGGCTAGAGCGCTTCGCTTGCACCGAAGAGGTCATCGGTTCGACTCCGATATTCTCCACAAAATATTAAATAATGAAAGATAATCAAAATAATGGTAACCCTCATACTAATGAAACCCGAAATGGGCTTAATAATAAAATTAGTAAATTAGCAATGTTGGGTCAATCTAAAAAAGTAAAATGGTCTGATAAAAGACGTTTTAGAAACATATAATATGAATAGAAAATATTTACCAACACTATCAGAATTAATAGATCGATTATCTATTATTCAATTAAAAGAAGTTTTCATTACTGAGCATAAAGAAGAATATGCTAAAGAAATAGCAGAAATAACTCATGATATAGGGGAAATAATTAATAATGAAAAAATTACACTAACAGGAGAAGATGTTAGAGCAATTGTAGTTCTTTCTCAAATGAATCTTCATATATGGCATAATGAAACTAAATATAGAGCAGGAACAGGAGATGGTAATTTAGGACTAACACATGGATTAAATGGGATAAGAAATACTGCAAAAAATAAAATACAAGAAAACGAAGGAGGAAGAAAAGATTATAAAGTTGATTGTATAGCAGCTGAATTTAAAGACTGGGAAATATCATGGTAAAAATATTAGTAATAGGAGATAGTTGTGTAGATGAATACATTTATTGTACAACGAATAGATTCTGCCCAGACGCACCTGTACCCATTCTAAAACCTGAATCATATGTTTCAACTGAAGGTATGGCTGGTAACGTAGCTGATAATTTAAGAGCATTAGGAGCTGATGTAGATTTAATTTCAAATGCTAATCAAATTAAAAAAACAAGGTATGTTGATGAAAGAACAAACCATATGTTTATTAGGATTGATGAAGGTGAAGATGATATATTTCCTATAGCTAAAAAAACGCTAGAAAATATTGAATGGGATAAATATGATGCTGTTGTTATAAGTGATTATTGCAAAGGATTTCTTACAGAAGATGAAATAGCTTACATTTCTCATCAACATATAAATACTTTTTTAGATACTAAAAAATTATTAAATTCTTGGGCTGAAAATATAGGATTTATAAAAATTAATGATGTAGAATATAACTACAATTTAGATAACCATTCAATAAATCTAATTGAAAAAATGATTATTACTAGAGGATCTAGTGGGGCTGAATATAATGGAATAATGTATCCCGTAGATAAAGTTGATGTTAGAGATACTAGCGGAGCTGGTGATACATTTTTAGCTGGTTTAGTATACGCTTATATAAATGGAAATAACATAGCAGATGCCATTAAATTTGCAAACAAATGTGCAACACAGATAGTTCAGAAAAAAGGAACAGCAAAAATTAATAATAGAGAATTATGAAATACGAATATAGTAAAAAATTAGGATTAGCAGTTATCCAACCAGATATATTTTATGATTATAGAGGTGAATATGTCGAAACATGGAATATTGAAAATTATAAGGTTTTTAATCCTAAAGGATCAGGGAATGAAATAATTTTTAAACAAGATGATATTAGTACATCTACTAAACATACATTAAGGGGTTTACATGGTGATAATAAAACATGGAAACTAGTATCATGTATTTATGGTTCTTTATTACAAGTAGTTGTTGATATGAATTATGATAGTGCAACATATTTGGAATGGGAGTTATTTACGATAAATGATAAAAATAGACAACAAATATTAGTTCCACCAGGATATGCTAATGGTCACTTAGTAATGAGTGATTTTGGGATATTTAGTTACAAACAGTCAACATTATATGGGGGAGCTAAAGAACAATTTACAGTTAAATGGAATGATCCTAAATTAAAAATTCCGTGGCCTATTGATAATCCTATATTATCTTCACGTGATAAAAATGCAAAACTACTATGAAAAAAAACGTATTAATAACAGGAGGAGCTGGTTATTTAGGATCAGTATTAGCTG